TGTAGTTTGGAAGCGTATGGATGGGGGTAGTCTAACCTTACCTGCTTCTAATGCTCGTGGTCTTGGAGCAGTGCCTTGGGTCACAAGAGTCACAGCAGACAGTAATGGTAACAAAACAATTGCTAATTTAACTGGTGAAAAAGTATTAGGTAATATTAGATTCTCTTTTGAGTCAACTAACTCCGCTATGATGCCAGTTTTACAAGCACAAGAAATCGCTCACCCTCAACTGGCAGCAGGTAACCCGATAACACTGGCTAATGTTCTTACTATACCAAATGAAGAATTACAATTTGAAGATATCAATGTTGTAGATGACACAGGGCAATTACATGTTGTTCAAGGTGGTTCTCCACTAGGTATTATAATTAGAGCATATAAACCAGCATCGGAAAGATTGTCTACTGGTTTAGAACCAGCAATTGCTAATTCAGGTATAGAACCTAACTTAGAGATTCAATTACCAAACCCTGACGATATACCGGGTAACATTCTAGTTAGAAGCGGTTTTGACCCTGTGCAAGCATATCAACACGAAACTATGGGTGACGGCGGTATGTTACCTTTGTTTGACAATAATCTAAAACAGTTATTCGTTAATGAACACAAAGCACCTAGACTACAACCTACTATGAACGAGGTGGGATGGGAGCACATTTCACAGGACAAAAACTTCCCTGAGTCTACTCGTGATGGATGGAGTGCTGCTACGGACAACAACCCTATACAAACATCATACGAACTACACGATAGGGCACTTTACTTCCATATTACTAAGATGGGGCATAGTCACACTGAAAAGTTCCCGACTACTTACACTCACGCTGCTGGTGTAGAAAGCCAAACACTTAATTTTGTTAATTTAGTAGGCACTACTTTGACTGTTGATGCTACTATCAATCAATCAATTTTTGCTGCTGAATTTGGAACAAAAGAAGTATTTGATAATCGTAGATTCCTTCGTATAGCAAACGCAGCAGGTAAAAGCGTTGTTGCTTCATATACTGGTATTAGTGGGGCTACATTCACTGGGGTGGTTGGAGATATCAACACAACTCAATTCCTTGCTGACAATGCTAATGCTACTCTTACAATTACCCCGTCATACTATATGCCAGCAGGTAGCACTCGTATATTCGCATCACGCCGTTTGCGTGACCATGCTGAAGTGAGTGGTAGTAGTCCTGACATGGCTCACACAATGTATTTTGACGGAGACTCTCAAACTACAATTCACTCACGATACAGTAAACCGCAACTAACACCAATGCCGATACCTCGTATGGGTCATCACTTTGTTAACGCTACTATGCCTATGATGCCGGGTCACTGGGCACATCCTTCTTATCAAGGAATTTACAGTAGAGCAAATAGCAACGAAACTGTAACTACACAAGAAGAAGAGTTAACATTGTTAGAAGAACATGTAGGCGCTACAGGGTTATCTCTCACCGGAACTCAACTTGTTACTGACATAGAAGATGACTTATTCCCACTTAATCCATATCTTACGGTTGGTAGTTTAACAGCAAACCCTTCAGGCCCAAGTGACATACACGGTGGTGCGTTTACTTTGATGTTTGAAACTAAAATCAAGTATGATGGCTACGGTATACTTGCTTCAAAGGGTGAGGCTGGTAACATAAACAAGGCCGGAGGGCATTCTATTGTGCTTGAGGCTGGGGGTAACTATACTCAGTCTAATCATTTCCCTGACCCTGCTGAAGTAGGTGCATATCAAATAATCATTCAACCAAATTTATCAGAACAACAGTTTACTGGCTTCCACAGAAACAATGCAACTACTACCGCTTTACCAAACGCTAGTGACATGAATTTAACAAGCCAACAAATTAACTTGGTTATAGGTATAAAGTATGACGAAGAGAGACATGCATCTCTAACTAACGCTGCAAATGTAGGTGGTGTGACCCTCATACTAGCCGAGGCTACACTCGCTGATGTAAGGGGCTGTGAAGTATTTATCAACGAAGTTATCCTTGACCATGACCCTGACCATGGTAGTCAGTTTACTAATATACCACCAATGCTGCTTTATAATCCACTTGGAGTTCAGGGTAGCGAAAGTCCTCACTTTACTCGTAGAGGTCATCCTTATCATCCATCTACAGTTGATATTACTTTCAAAGACGCTACACCGGGGCATACAACTAACATTCCTTGGTGGAGTATAATGCACCAAAACACTCCTGCTCACGCTTCTGCTGAAGGATTTAGACATCTAGCGATATATCGTATTGATAACTATTATCAGTTCTGTAGGGCGAGTTATGGTTCGATAGCAGCACAGATAACTCTCGCTGGATATCCAAGTATCAGCCCCGATATTTACTCAATTATAATGGAAAATATCAGTTTAACACCAACATGTAAGGTTACGGCAAATATAACAGGAAACGCAATACAAGTTGATGATGCTTCTTTATTCCCTGAAATCCCATACTACGGACAAAAATTGTTGATTCATAATCCGGTCACAGCAGAAACAACAGCGATTGATTATACCCGTAGACAAGGAGTTATCCTCGGCAACCCTGTTTTTACAAATGATTCTGATATATTCCATCTTCCGTCTAGTGTTACCACAAAGATTGGTATGACAATAAGCCTAAGTAAACCATACTCAACAAAACCAATGAGTGAATTATTTACAGTTGGTAGTGAATCTATCATTACAAAGAACTTACCACAATTACTGTCAGGCACAAGAGATACTAACAGTCTTACTTCCGGTGACGCTTACCTATGTGCTTGGAGTCCTAATTTGGGTAGACCACATACTTTCTACTCAGATGCAAGTAGAACATGGATTACTAATGGTGTTAATCATACCGCCGATAGAGCGATTAACAAAGCAGCATACAATAGCATGCCAAAACACTTCGAGACTATTCACTATCACGAAGTAAATTATGCAGCCAGTCATGGGCCTTTTGCATTGATGATGAAGTCACCTCAACCCCCTATAAAACTAGATGGAGTAACTTTAGGTTTCACCACTTCCCTTTCCGGTAGCACCATTGTTTTCAATTCTAATCAGTCTTTAGGTAACGCTTTAGTTGGTAAAACGCTTTACTACAACAATGCAGTTGTAGACAAAATAACTGCTTATGCTGCTGACACTCCGAGTGCTGGTCAATCTACAATATCTACGGCTCACAACATCACCGACATATCAACTTTAATTTTCGGCATTAGTGCTTTTGTTGATGGTGACGGAACTCCTCTTACTGGTAGTGAAATACACGCATTAACAGGATATTCAGCCCAAGGTAGTAACTCTACTATGTATACTAACTTTTGGCCTTGTGGTAGTAGAGGCGGGCCTTTAGTAAGCCGTTTAGATGGTTATGCTGCTACAACAGCCGCATGGCACATACCACAGAATTACGGTCATGATGCTGGTAGACATTGGATTGACCAAGATGACGATGGCTCTTATGCTGTAATAGATGGTATAACAGACAGCAATTTAGTCTCAACAAGAACATATCCGTTTGGTTACCGATTTGGTCTAAGACAACCGTGGAACAGACCTCAATGGGGTCATTACGGTATGCGTGCTTATCAAGAGGCTACTGCTACACTAAACACCAATAATATTGCTACAGGATATAGAGCAGGAACATTAGTTCATTATGAGAGTCAAGGGCCAAACACTTGGGTTTACTTAGGTGGTGACTCTTCACAAAGTAACACAACACTTAACACAATATACAACGGTATACTGGAAAGACAAACAACTGCTGCTGGTATGTTAAATGCAGACAAATATGAGTGGCAAGTTCGATACAGCGAAGGGCGGAGAATGACTAGAGGTTTTGGTTGTGCTGTTAGAACTATAAGAAATCCTAACAGTGTAATTAGAGATTGGTGGGGTGATTCTGCTGGTAAGAATCTAAAGAAGTATGGAGAGGCTGTAAAATACTACTTAGTAGATTGGTGGGGTAATACTCGTGGCGAAGATGTAAGAAGAATGCCTGTTCGTGGCTTTGGTGTAAACCCATGTTGGGATGCTGGAGATGCATACGAATATGATAGAACCAACGGTAGAACTCCATACGATAGAATATGGAACAACGGTAAACCTATCTTTAATCTAAAAGGTGTTGCTAATCTATCCACTGGTGCTGTTCTAGCCTCACCTACATCTACTATTCCTAGATTCGGTGGTAGAAAGAATACTGGTAACAATAATACAGATACTACGCTAGTAGATGTTTTTGCACCCACTAATGCTATGCGTGTGGGCGACATGGGTGGTGGTCGTGGTGTTAGATTCCCAACTCAATTTAATGAAGATATACTTGTTGAGTTAGATGCTGTATACGAAAACTCAGGTGTTGTCTTATCAAGCAGCACTGCCGAGCCTACATTTGGTAAAGGATATCTAAGACCGAGAGACGATGTGTTACAACCTACAGAAATTGTTAGAGGTATTAGTAGAAGATTAGAAGTTGATGAAGATGGTTTGTTAAAACCCGAAGCAACTGTGAGCGATAGAGTAGAAAGCATTAGCGGTAATTCTGTGCATAAAGATGCTGTATCAAGGTCGTCTCCAAGAGTAGGTATAGAAGGTCAAACAATGCAATCATTAACTGGTGCTAATACTAACATGGTCGCTATAAACTCAGAAGCACACAGTCTACACACTAACAGGGGTGTAGGTCAGCGTGTAATACTACATGGTGGTATGCAATCAGGCTCTCAAACTTTAGGTCATTATGACTTAACTACTCTATCTTTCGCTGCTCAACCTCACGGTGGTGTGATGAGGTTTAGCCATACCTCTAACTTCAAACCAATGGGAGGCACTTATGTCTTAGAAAGTCGTAGTTTCGCAAGTCCATTTGATGATACAGGGTGGGGTAGGGCTGGTTTAACTGGTAGTCAGAAAACAAGTAACCCATATCAAATAACTAATTCTGTTTCAGCACAAACAAACAAGACTGATGATTCTGTCAAGTTCTTAGTGCGACCAATAAGATTACTTGACAACCAACACATAGCAGTGTTTAGACCGCAACTTGCCTTACACAGTGGTAGCAAACAAGTAGGTAGCACCGCTTACACAGCCACTGCTGGTGGTAAATATGGTATGTTTACTTATGAGACATCGAATGGTAGGGCGAGCAGTGGATTCTATATGCGTGCTACTGACCCTGATACAAATGCTCCCTACCAACCTGTATACTTAGTAGAAGATTCTAGTGATACTGTGCCTACTTCAAAAGGGCCGAAGTTACTAGGAACTGAAGTTGCCGGATATGATAAAACAAGTTTAAAATCAAATGTAACTAGGTTAGTTATTAGTGAAAACAGCCTACAACACTTTAGAAGTGATGCACCAAGAAGAGACGGTGTAGATAAAGACTATACTGTAAAGGCTAGATTTAGTCAAGCATTACACGGTAAAGGACACAAAGGTGATGTTGATTATAGTAAAAGAACACATACGGGGGATAGTTGATGCCGGTAATAAAGTCTCATAGATTAGGCACAGTAAATAATCTAACGATTATGAAGTCTGTTCGTAAACCTGTTTTCGTAGATAATGCACTACATCTAGGTGAATATACAAGTGATGCTAATTTACAAAACAAAGTTACTGTGAAGCAAAAGAAAACTGCGACATACGGAGTGGCTACTGGGCGTGCTTATGATATAACTGAATTAGAAAATTCTATGATTATCAAACACCCTCAAACTCATGGTAGTAAATTCCAAGGCTCAATCTTCTACATGGACTCTACTATAACAAATGACAATGCTGATAACAAACCTGTTTTGTTCTACGCAAAAGGACTTACTCACCAAAGATTAAGGCCGTCTAATGTAATGAATAGTGGCACAGGCACAACTTTTGCTGTTAAGAATACAAAGTCTAAGTCGTTTTTTGATTTAGGTTTTGAGTCTACTCAAGCGCACATAGCACAACCAATTGATGCTGGTTTAAGAACTACAGATTTAGCAATTCGTATTAGTAGAGATATAGCAGACACTTTGACATCAGTAAGTATATCTTTACCGTTAAGTGCTGCTAATTCTAAAATTGACAGGCGGAGGCATAGTAATGTTTTCTTAGGCACTGATTTTCATGGTATAACACTAATAGATGCTTTACGCTTTATTAGTAGACATGATGGTAGAGTAGTGCATTTCGATAGGTTTGGTAACTTGCTTTATGTTCCATTCCAATTTGAAGAAGGTAGTAGAGTAGTCAATGCTGCTGCTAGAATTGGCGATAAAATAAACAACCCAATAGAAAACATTTCCAATCGTGTAATAGTAGAAGGTTTACCTACAGCAGTAAACGACACAGCCTTTGCAGAAGTTAATGACTCCGAGAAACAATCAGGCTCTAACGGTGAAATACTGGAAGAACCACAAGTTGTAGGTGATTTCACAGTTCGTAGTAATGAGCAAGCAAGGGAAGTAGGTCGTAACATATTGAAAGCCAATTCAGTAATGAAAGGTAATTTGACTAGCAACGGACATCCTAACTCTTGGGATTTAAGACCCGGTATGATAATAGAATATGAGGGTAGAAGAAAAATA